ATTATGATGAAATGGTAAATGATCTTAACAATTTTGATAAAAGTACATTAAGTTATCATATTGATGGTGATGATGTTGCCGAATATTATGAGGACATGATTCGTGAATGGGTTACTGAAGATCCTGAAAATTATGATGTTAGTAGAGAAACTAGTCGTAGACAAGATAAAGAAATTGAAGAACTAGAAAACAAAAAAAAATCTCTTGAAATTGAGAGTTATTTGATTTCAAGTGGAGCTAGGTCACCATTAACTGAGGAAGAGGTTGAAAGTTTAAAGTACTTCAAATTTACTGATTATATGGATAATGTTTTAATTGTTGAATGGTCCGAAAATAAATGGCAAATATATCAAAACGGTAAAAAAGTTGAGTTAGTAACTTATGAAGATGAGGATGAGGACGGTGAACATGAATCGGACAACGATTCAAGGATTGAAGAGATTGAGAGTGAAATAGAAGATATTGCGGTTGAAATACAAGATATAAAAGATGAACCTGATGGTGATTTAAATGATGATGAGGTAGAAGAAGCGGTAGAAGATAGGCTACAACAAATTAAAGATGACCCAATAAGTTGGTTAGATGAAATGGGAGACCAATATGAAAATTTTGTTGATAGAAGAAGTTTATTGGATGATTTAGTTAGTGATAGTGACTATGGAACTATAAGTAGTTATAATGGTGATTACGATGAAGTTAATGTGAACGATTCAACTTTTATTGTAATGAGAATTGAGTAATAACTTTACTGAAGGTGATATTATTCTTATGTTTATGATTAATGGCACGGAAGAAAAAAATAGAATTTGTAATGGACACCGATTGGATGTTCGAAAAGCCAATTGATAGAGAACATAAAGAGTATAAATTACTTTCATATTTTCAACGTATGGGGGAAAAGTTAGACAATATGGAACTTTACCCTGGGTTTATAGAATTATCATTACATTTAGCAAACATTCAAACTCTTATCAGGGATAAGAAAATTATATATACGAATAAGAAATTTAATTCGGTTGACGATGAACTTTTGGTGAAAGACCTTAAAGTTAAAAGTGTTCCTGATATGTCAACTGATGAGTACGAAGAGTTCACAAAAATTTTACAATACACCGCACCAAGAATGTTGGAATACTTCAACATTGCAAAATCTGTGTGGACAATAGTTTTTGATAGTATTGAAACAAAATACAGAAAAAACAAAAAAGAAATTTTATCTAATAAAGGGTTCTTCTTTCATTTAGATAAAAGGGACAACAAATATTATGTTTGGGAATATGAGGTATCACCAGCAGCAAAAAAATCACCTGAAAGTAAAACAAATGTCAAATTAATTTATTGTGATGATAAAAACAAATTGACTATACCAAAGATAATAACTACATTTTCTGAAGCCGAAAACAAAACAAAATTACCGGTATTAGAGATGATAAGTAGAGGTGATTTCCCAATTGAAGAAACATTATTACCGTTGTTCAAAAGAAAAACAATAATGTTAATTAATCAGGCGAGAAATTACACGATTGAACAAGAGGAAAAGAAAAAAGAAAAAGAATTTTTAGAAGATTAAAATGAGTTTCAACAAAAGAATTTTAAAGAAAGAAAACATCCTTATTCACTTAAATGATATTATGACTTATTTAAATGCCGATGCAATTATTTGTACCGACGATTTTTCGCGCAAAGTCTATAGGATGTATACCGAAGGTTTTACCAAAGAGGAAATAATAAATGTTATAAATAAAATGAAATGAAAGTTAAGTTAGAATATGTGTGGATCGACGGATATACACCTGAACCAAACCTAAGAAGTAAAGTTAAAATTATGGACTATGAACAAATTAAAAATTGTTTGGTTCTAAATAATTTTCCTGAATGGAACTTTGATGGGTCATCAACATTACAAGCGGAAGGTAATAGTTCTGATTGTATTTTAATGCCTGTTAGACATTATTTTTGTGATAATACAAATACGATTTACGTGTTGTGTGAAGTAATGAATTCTGATGGTACACCACACGAAACTAATACAAGATCAAAACTAATTGGAGATCAAGAAGATTTGTGGTTTGGATTTGAACAAGAATACTTTATCTATGATAGAAAAAACAAATGTATTTTAGGTCACGATGAAAACAACTTGGAACCACAAGGTAAATATTATTGTGGTGTTGGTGAATATGTTTCAGGAAGAGATTTTGTTGAGGAACATATGGATATGTGTTTAAAATACGGAATTGACATTACAGGGATCAACGCTGAGGTTGCGTTAGGTCAATGGGAATATCAAGTATTTTCAAAAGGTAAATTAAAGGCGGGTGATGATTTGTGGATGACTAGATACTTCTTGTATAAAATCTCTGAAAAATATAATTATGGTATTGACCTACATCCAAAACCAATCCAAAAAGGTGAGTGGAATGGTTCAGGTCTCCACACAAACTTCTCCACAGATAAAATGAGAAATGATGGTAATGAAGAATATTTTATGTCATTGTTTAATGCGTTTGAGGTAAGGCATGAAGCTCATATTAAAGCTTACGGGTCAGATAACAATCTCCGTTTAACTGGTAAATTTGAAACACAATCAATTGATAAATTTAGTTGGGGTGTTTCAGATCGAGGGGCATCAATTAGAGTTCCAAAAGAGACTGCTGAAAATTGGAAAGGTTATGTTGAAGATCGTAGACCAGGATCAAATGCGGATCCGTACAAGATTATTATTGAGATTGTTAAATCATTGGATGCAACTAAACAAATCTATGGAATGAAACATATGATGAATAAACTTGTTGATATTGAAGGATTAAGTGAAAAATATAGAACTATATCTGGTGATGAGTTATTAAAAGAATATAAAAATGATGATGATTATGAGGTTAATGAGGACACTATGAGGTCAAAGGCGAATATTGAACCTGAAGTAATAAAATTTGACACAGAGTCATTAATAAAATCTTCATCATTACCTGAAGAACTTAAAAAGATAATGTTAAACGCAGATAAAGTTGAAATAAAATGAGTGAACAAGTAAATCACCCTCAACATTACGGAGGATCAGAAAACCCATATGAGGCTATCAAGGTAATTGATGCTTGGGAATTAGGATTCTCATTGGGAAATACAGTTAAGTATATATCAAGAGCCGGTAAGAAAGAATCGGATAAAGAGTTACAGGACCTTAAGAAAGCGTTATGGTACTTGCAACATCATATAGAAACATTAGAGAAAAAATGAAAATAGTAGTAACAGGAGGAGCGGGGTTTATTGGTTCCGCATTTATAAACCACCTATTAGATAACTTTGAATGTGATGTTATTTGTGTTGATAAACTAACATATGCTGGTCGTAGAATGAATCTTAAACACAATGTTTCTTTTTTACAAAAAGACATTTGTGATGTAACGGCAGATGAACTTGGTGATTTTGATTACATCGTTCACTTTGCGGCTGAGTCTCACGTCGACAATTCAATTAAAAATGGGTTACCATTTGTTAGAACTAATGTTGAGGGGACATTTAATTTATTGGAAATATCAAGAAAAAATAAAAACATTAAAAAATTCATACACATTTCAACCGATGAGGTATATGGTGATATGGATGAACACATCGCAATTAATCATACCGCAACTGAGGGTGATGATCTTAAACCAAGTTCATATTATTCGGCAACAAAGGCGGCTTCAGATTTGTTAGTGTTATCTGCAAATAGAACTTATGGTTTACCATATCTAATTACAAGAACTTGTAATAACTTTGGTGAACATCAGTTTGAAGAAAAATTCTTACCTACAATTGCAAGATCTATTAATGAAGGTAAACCAATTCCTGTGTATGGTGATGGTAAACAAGTTAGGGAGTGGATGTATGTTTATGATAATGTTAAAATAATTTGTGATTTAATGTTTGATGATGAGGTTGTTAACCAAGTCTTTAATATTGGGACAGGAAATAGAATGACAAATTTGGACATTATTAAAAATATTTCTTATATTTTAAACAAAGAGGTTGATATTAAATACGTTGAAGACAGATTAGGTCACGATAGGAAATATGGTTTAAACTCCAATAAAATGAGAAGTTATTATCGTAACAAGTATGGTGAGTTTCATGTTGTAGACAAAACTTTATCTGAGTATTTACAAAAACAATATGGAGAAAAAAACTAATAAAGGTTTAAACAAGGAGATAAACGTATTAGGTGCGATTACAACTCCGGCAGAATTAATAAGAGAAACCATAATAAATTTTATGTGGGGATTATTAGGGAACTCTGTTGTTGTATTTGTATCCAAAGAGTTAGACTTTATGGTATTAATAAACTATATTATATACTATATATTAATATCCTACATTGTTAATAGAAAGAAATATGAAACAATGTTAGGGAAGTTCATAGTACTTCCTGGGTCGGCAGCAATGGGGGCTTTTACTGGATATAAACTGGCACAAATAATAGTTAATACGTTATGATATGGAATAATAATGATTGGCAAGGTAGGTCAAAAAAACAGGTCGAAAGAAATTATAAAGTGTTCAAGTACTCACTTATACTTGCGTTTATTGGAACAATACTTTTATTAATAATATCAATTTTAAATTAAGAAAAATGGGGTTAACTTTAACACAAAAAAATTACATACAAGATCAGTATGAGGGATTAAAAAATGACGAACAAACACTCGGAGAAGTACACGAAATAATTGTAGATTTTTGTGTTGACAACTACATTGTTGACTTATCTAATGATGAAGATGGTGATATGTTCGAAGAGTTTTCAAATGATGTATGGGATTATTTAGAAACAATAAAATAAAGAGATGATAGAAACAGGAAAAATTATAAACGGAGATTGTGTGGAAGTAATGAAAACATTACCACAAGGATCCGTTGACTTAATCGTAACATCACCACCTTATGGTGTTGGTATTGCATATGATGTTCACGAAGATGATGTTGAATTTGAGGACTATTTGGTATTTGCTAAGAATTGGTTAACCGAAGCTTACAATGTATTAAAAGATGATGGTCGTATTGCTCTTAACATTCCTTATGAAATTAACAGACAAAAGAAAGGTGGAAGAATATTCTTTGTTTCTGAGATGTATCAGTTAATGAAACAAATTGGATTTGGATTCTTTGGTATCGTTGACCTTGAGGAACAATCACCACATAGATCTAAAACTACCGCGTGGGGTTCTTGGATGTCACCATCTAGCCCATATATCTATAACCCAAAAGAGTGTGTTATATTAGCGTATAAGAAACATCACATTAAAAAAGTTAAAGGTGAACCGCAATGGAAGGGAGTCCCAACCGAGATCGAACAAGAAGATGGGACATTAAAGAAAAAAGTCGTATATGAAGAGACGGATAAGAAAGAATTTATGGAGCTTGTTTTTGGTCAGTGGAATTATTTTGCAGATACAAAATCACTCACCAAGGCGACCTTCTCCATGGACATCCCAACAAAGGCGATTAAGATATTATCCTACAAGGACGATGTAATTTTAGATCCATTTGCTGGTTCAGGAACAACATTGGTTGCGGCGGAGATATTAGGTCGTAGATGGTTGGGAATTGAATTAAGTCCTAATTATAAACATATTGCCGAAACTAGAATTAATTACTTTAAGGCTTTAGATCAAATAAAAGAACTCCCACTATAATCAGTGGGAGTTTTCCTTTTTACATAGTATTTATAACAAATTTAATATTATGGAAGATGAATATGAATATGGTGATCACAGTATTTGTGAATTTTAATTAATACTCACCCATTTATTTTTGAAGTTAACATTACTTGCACAATATCTTGCGTAATCATTCACGATAGGTCTTCCTGTATTATAACATCCACAAACAATAGACCAATCTTTGTATCTTGAATATAATCTATTAAGTAGTTTCATACTCGTCTCAACATTCAATTCAATATCTGTTGTCAATCTTTTTTTACTATAATTAACTTTATTAATGTAATCAGATGTTGTTGGCATAATCTGCATTGGACCAACCGCACCAGCAAAAGACTCTTGGTATGGGTTGTACTTCCAATGGAAAGGACCTAAGTATCTTGTTTCCATGTAGGCTACGTTGTATGCGATGTATTTAGGAATCTCATATTCGTCACTATACTTTTCAATCAACTCGTACATCTTCATTGATGTTGGGGATTGAATACTTGAATAATCATTTGACCCTGAGAATATTGAATCGGTTGATAATGGGGATTCAGACATAAACCCAAAGATGATGAATACCCCAACACATAAACCAAGATAAGTTATTTTAGATAATTTAAGGATATTCATAGTTTCTTATTTTGTTTGGTCAATAAAAATGTTCTTAGCGTAAAGTTTAAAAATAGACATACCGATAGAGTCTTGATAAACGGTATAATCACCTGTAGTCTTATCGATCACAATGAGATGGTTATGTTCATCTATCGCTAAATTAACTTGGGACCTGTTCACTTTAACCATTTGGATAGTTGGTTTCTTTGGTCCATATTGTTGGTTATAAAGATAACCCACGGAGAATCCACCTAGTAATGATACTACTATGAAAACTACAACACCTAACGACTTGAATACTGATTTTTTTGCTTCTAAAAAATTTGTGATTTTCTCTTTCATAATATATATTTTTAATTGGTTTAAGCTAATTTACATAAAAACTTTGGATTTGCAATTTTTTTTTTGTTGAAAAGTATTTATAAGTATGAAGAAAAAGTTAATAACAGAATCAGGAATTAGAAACATCAGAGAATTATCTAAAAGATATCCTGAGGCTAAGATATATTTTCACCAAGATTTAGATGGTGTGACCACCGCATTAGGTATGAAAAACTACTTAGAACAAAATGGTATCAAAGTGGTTGATGCTGAGATCATCCAATATGGTGATAAAGAATTTGCAATTAAGAAATTAGATGCTGAGGGTGATGTAATGCCGGTGTTAGTTGACTTTGCTCACGGGAAACCGATGTTCGTTATACATACGGATCACCACGACACTCAAGCTGGTGTTGAACAAGGTACATCAACTAATTTTAAATCTTCAAGATCAAATGTTGAAACTATTTCTCAAACCGTATCACCTAAGGAGATTTTCCCAAGTGATGACATTACATTAATATCTACGGTTGACTCCGCTAATTATGCTCAATATGATATTACACCTGAACAAGTAATGAATTATTTGTTTAAAGTGGATAAGGATCAATCATTACAAAGAAATAAGATGGTGATGGGTATGGTTACCAATAAATTATTATTGGCGTTCAAGAACAAACCAGGTTTCTTGGAGAATATTGTAATGAATGCTAATCCATCTTTGTTAAGTATATTAATGAACATCAAATCACAAATTAAAGAAAACAAATTTGCTGACGTTGAGACATTGGATAAAAATAAAGAGAACTATGTTCAAACAATGAAGACAAATAAAAATGTTAGAGTTGATGATAACATTATAGTTCAATATGGTGGTGGTAGTATGATGAAGCCAGGATCATACGATAGATACACTCCATTTAGAAATAACCCTGATGCTGACTTTTTAGTTATTGCTTGGCCGTTAGGTTTGGTACAAGCGTCTTGTAATCCATTTAAGAAAGAAAGAGCACTTAAAGGTGTAAACTTAGGTGAGATTAAAGATGAGGTATTAAACAAGTGGAAAACACAATTACAGGATAAAGATATTCCATTGTCATCAATTAAATGGATTTCTGAATCAGGAAAACAATTTGGTGAAGAATCTGTTGGTTTTACGTTTAGAGACTTTAACGCTCTATACGGTAAAGAGTTTAAAAGAATGGTTGATGGGGATGATATCCTTAATGATGTTGAGGAAGCAATGAAGAAACCATTTAGTTCATTAACAGAAGAAGAAATGAAAATGTTAGATTCAATCAGTGTAAACGCTTGGGATCTTATTCAATCTAATAGTGGTGGACATAAATGTATAACAAACATTTCTGGGTTATCATACTTAGGAAGATCTAAGAGACCACCTGAAGGAAAATACAAATATGATGCGGAATCAGAAGATGCACCATATGTTAAATTTACAAAGATGGTTCAGAATGAATTTGTAAGAGTATTGAAAGAAAAAATGAATAATTAATCTTGTAATAGTATGGTGTCACCTTCTGTGATATCATACTTAATACAAGTACCACCTTTTAGTTCTAATACCATATCACCACTACCTTTATAACGATCACACTCAGGTGTAGTACAAGGTTTACAATTATTATGAATTTTAGTAATCCTATTGTTCTTTATAAAAATTATATCCAAAGGGATAATACAATTCTTCATCCAAAAAGAATGATCACCATTCTTCATCATGAATAACATACCATCAAAATCTTTGTTGAATTTTTTACCCATCATACCTTTTTGTATGTCTTTACTGGTCATTACACATTTGACATTGAATAAATTGTTATTTACTATTAACTCCATATACTTATAAATATATTCTTATAATGAAATCAGATAGAAGTTCAGGTGTAATATTAAAATATGGTGAAAAAGTTTTGTTATGTAAACGAGCTGACCACGAAACTTATGCCGGTAAATGGTTCATCCCTTCAGGTCATTTAGAAAAAAATGAAACACCAAGAGATTGCGCTTATCGTGAATTTTATGAGGAAACAAATATTAAGATTGAAGAGGAAATAAGTTTGGTTGGATTCATAACAAAAAAAAATGAGGAAGGTAAACCAAAGGGATTAATCTATGTTTATCTTTATGAATCTGATGAAAAAACTATGCCAAACTTGGATAAAGCGGAAGATGGTCACGAACACTCGGATTGTGGGTTTTTTACAATAGAAAACCTACCAATAGATGAAAATGAAGAATTATTCAAGATTTTAACAAAAATTTTATCGTAAATGTAAAAATTTTTTGACTTTTACTAAAGTTCTATATATTTATATTACACAAAAAAACAACCAATACCCTTCCTTTCTACGAACAAATTGGTTTATCAATACTAATCCCATGGTTTTTGAGAAAAAAGTATGGGATTTTTTATGCCGTGTCATTTTTATTTGTATATTTGTAGAAATAAGAAACATATGAGCTCAATTCCTTTATACATTGTTGTTAATAGCCACCTAAGTGATTCACTAATTGAGATAGGGTTTAACCCTGAATTAGCAAGTCAAAGAATTCGTTTTGTTAAAGTTTTAACAAATATGTTTTCTGATCTTAGTCAGAGAATTGAGGAGGATGAATTAAATCGTATTTGGAAAGAAAAAATAAACTAAAAACATGGGAACTTACCTTAACACATTCAAGAAAAAATTCAACAAGAAAGCAACCCTTGATGGACAAGAAGTAATTGTTGGTCAAGCGACATTTCTATGTAGACAAGATTGGTCAGGTGATTACTCACCATCTGAACGTAGAGAAATAAAAAGAGCTTACGCTTTGACCGATAATGATCAACCTGAATATATTACATTTGATGGCGAATCCGTTTATAAAAATAATAAAAAAGGTGTTTGGTCTGACGGAAGTGGTTTTTGGTCTGGTATTGACCACGAAAAAGATTTTGTTGGTACGATAAAAAAAGTGGGTAGAAAATTTGTAATTGAGAAATAATTTAGTATCTTTGTTATATGAATAAGACAGGTTTTAACATAAAAGTAGTTAGTGATAAATTCGGAGATTTAATCAACGAGACATTCATGGATCAGACACAATTCAAAATCTTTTTGAAGATGGTACACGGAGCGTTAGTATTGAATGAAGACTTAAGTTTCTTCAACGGAGACACATTCTTGGTTCATATTCCAAGTAAGGTATTGAAAGACTCAATTATCGTAACAAACGTTAAAGAGGTTTCATTAACTGAACAAGTTAAAAGTAAGATTGAGGCTTTGGTAACTAAATAATTGTTTCCTTGTTTAGAAAAACAAGGTGGTGGAGTCAGACATATCCATGTCGGGCCTAAAATGGGAACTTCGGTTCCCTTTTTTTATTTATTTTTTATTGTTTGGTTATATTTATATAATAAAATAAATTAGAGAAACAAGATATATGTTAACTAAATTAAAATTAACGGAAAGTGAAATAAGAGATATCTTAAGTAAACATGGTGTAAAATCTAATGTTATATCTGAGCAAACTCAAAATTATACAACTTTGGATATACAGAATTGGTTAAATTCTAATAAAAAGGCAGGATTAGATCCTGATGGTAAAATAGGACCTTTAACTCTTAAGGCCATAAAAAACGCTTTAATGGGGTAAGATATGAAAAAAATTACAGATAGTTTTATAAAGAAAATCGTTAGACAAAGTCTTAACGAAAATTACGGTTTATTAAATGAGGAAGGCGGAACATATAGTTATGTATTAACTAAAGATTATGGTAAAGCACCAAGAATCCTAAAAAAGGGAACTATAATAACAAACTTAACAATTCCTGAGTGTCCTGAAGGGGGATTCTGTTATAGTAATCTTGGTATGGCGGAAAGTATACGTAAAAATTTCTCAAATAAAAATCTTATTATCAAAGGTTGTGATAGTAAAGTGGTTAAAATGGGTGTACCAACTCTCCCAACAAGTAAAATCGTAGATATAAAAAATCTTTTAATGAATGAATTAAGTGAAAGTTTTATTAATTACGAAACGGTAAAATCACAGATCCAAAAATTAACTGACTGGCCAACTTTTTGTGCCGCATATCGTGAGTCAAAAAAAACTCAGAATATGCCTCTTGGGTTTATTGGTACTAGTGATTTTAACACCAATAGATCAAATGGGGGTGTAGGTGATTATGGTATTGAAAATGATGATCAGGGTGATAGAAATGATTATTATTCATTTATAGCCATTTTGTTTGATAATTCACTTGAAATAAGTAAAGAAGGTATTGAGGTGTGGAAACAAGATCTAGCAAAAAACGCTAAAATACTTATTGATAAAAAGATTGAAGATAAAACCAAAGCTGAACAAGCGAAAAAAGATGAGGAAGAAAGAAAGAAAAAAATTGGTGGTGGATCATCATCTTGGGTTGGTTTTGAAGCGATAACTGAACATCCGGCTTTAGGTAAAAATGAGGTTCTTCCCACATCAGAAGGTGATGCTTCTGTTTATACTTTAAATACTGGTAATCCAAATTACGATAAATTCTTATATGGTATATTAGTTAGAAAGGATGATGGTACAGTACAACCTGTTAAATTTAGAACTGACGATAAAACAAACCCAATTCCAATAGACATAGAAACTGACGTTCCAATTAAATGGGCGGTTGGTAAGGATGATGTATGGAAATATAATGACGTTATATTAAGTGAGGATGGTAAAAATATTGCATTAACAACTAATCCTAATCTTGAGAATCCATTCCTACAAAATGAAAGTTTTAATCGTAAAGGATTTAGATATGACTTATTAACCGAGGCTCCAAACCCAACGACTACAACAACAACTACTGTTGTTACACCTCCTGTTTTTGAATTATCGTTGGTTAAAAAATCTAAAGGGCCTGACGTTAAATTAATCCAACAAAAATTAGGTATTGATGATGATAGTAAATTTGGGACTGACACCGATACCGCAGTAAAAGCATTCCAAGAAAAATATAAAACTAAATTACCTAACGCAACACCAGGTGTTGTTGATCAAGCTACATTTGATTTAATTAAATCGTTAAAAGGTAGTGGATCAAGAAAAGTTTACTCAGGTGCTAAAACTAACTACAAAGTTAATGATTGGATATACGTTAAACCAAATAAAGGGTTGGAAGGTGATTTATTGGCGGAGAAAAAGTACTTTAAAATTATTAGTATTACGCCTGATCGTTATACTATCGTGTTAGATTTACCAAAAGATGCGACTGATTTTGCTATCGATACTGTTGGTGGTGTAACCGCTAAACTTGTATTTGGTCGTGACGCTGAAGGTGAATCACAAACTATTAATATTAGTAGTGATCAGGATGGAAGTGAATCTGAAGGTGGTGAATCTGAAGGTGGAAAAGGTAAAAGAAATCAAGTAAGTACTGGAGGTACCGTAGATTCTGAAACCCAAAGAAGACGAGATATACGTAAAAAAGAAACTTGTGATACACTAAGACAAATTAAACAATATTTAAATAACACCAAAGGATTGAGTATGACGGTTAATTGTAAATGGAATCAAGAAATACGTGATCAAGTTATGATGGCTCTTACGGGAGAAAGTCCGGCACCAATACAAGAACCTGGTGTTAATGTACAACCTGTACCTGTAACCGATAAGTTATTTTAAAAAAAACAATAAAGATATTAAGGGAGATTATTCTCCCTTTTTTTATGCCATTTTTTTTGTTAATCCAAATAAAAACCTTATATTTGTGATATGAAAGTAACGAAGAAAGAACAATTATTTATGGAACTCTTGGAAAAAGAAGGAGTTGTTTGGGTTTTTGATTACATTTTTTTTGAAACTAAGGATAAAAAAGGGTATGACAAGGTTATTGGATATAAAGCTTGGAATATTGCGTATGATTTAATAAAAAAAGGTTTAATAAAAGTTAACCCTGAAAACCCATCAAGTTGGGTAAAAAATTAAGATATGGAAAAAATATTATATATTGTTAGAGGTGTACCTGGTTCGGGTAAATCTACATTTGCAAAATCATTAGGTGGGACTCATTTTGAGACCGACACATTTTTTATGGAGAATGGTGAATATAAATTTGATTTTACCAAATTGAAAGAAGCTCATAAATGGTGTCAGGATGGTGTTAATACTGCGATGATTATGAATCACACTGCAAACATTAATAATGTGATTGTGGTATCCAATACGTTCACACAGGAGTGGGAAATGGAACCATACTTTCAGATGGCAAGTACTTTTGATTACAAAGTATTTTCAATAATTGTTGAGAACAGACATGGTGGTGTTAATCAACACGGAGTTCCTGAAGATAAGATCCAAATAATGAAAGATAGATTTGAAGTGAAGTTATGAGTAGATTAGATAAATTAAAAGAACAACATCCTGAATTAAACATTACCCTTATAGATCTTATTGGTATGATAGATCCTACCGATACATATAAATATTCAGAGTTCCTAATCAAAATTTTGAAAAATTGGTATGTTAATACGGATATACGATATGGGATTGGAATTGATTTGTTTGGTGAAGAACAGGTTGAATCTTTAAATGAATTTGAAAGACATTGTAAGGCAAAAAGAGTTGAAAAAAATGATATTAGTCAACACACTGACTTTAGAAGTTTAAAGGTTGAAGTTGAAAAGGCTAAAGAAATACTCAGATTAAAGGAGTTGGAAAAACAAACCAAAAAATTATTTGATAATGATGAGTGGTTAGTTATAATTCCTTTAAGTTATGAGGCGTCAAAACTGTACGGTATGGAAACAAAGTGGTGTACAACTCAGGAACGTTATTGGAATGATTATATTAGAAAATATAAACTAATTTATGTCATCAATAAAATAACAAATAACAAGTACGCCATATCTAGAGATAAAACGGAAGATAAAGATTTAAAGGCTTGGTTATCTGATGATACTGAAACTAGTCCTTTATTGTTACCAATACCTCAAGACTTATGGTCCGTGATAATGCCTGAATTACAAAAACAAGAATCTGTTACCGATTTAATTGGTGGGGATTTAACTGGAATCATCAACCTAACTTCAGGAAGTTCCGATAGTATTGTTGATAGAGTTAGAAGATTGATGGACATTATAGATAGACCAGTTAGTGAACCATATAGAACACAGACAACACATTACCCAAATAATTTAAGTAATTACGTTGATTACGATAGTTATATAAGACAATTAAGGGTTGAGGATAACGATTATTAAGAACCTTAAAATAAAAAAATATGAAATTTGATAAAATATTAACAACAGGTAGAGTGTGGGTTACATCGGATCCACATTACAACCATAAAAACATTTGCCGAGGTGTAACCGATTGGAGAACACAAGATGGTAAAGTACCTGATTGGAGCACACGAGACTTCCAAACATTAGAACTAATGAACAATACGTTGGTGGATAACATCAACTCAAAAGTTGGTCAAGACGACACTTTAATTATGTTAGGTGATGTTGCGTTCGGTGGATTTGAAAATATTAAAATTTTCTTGGACCGTTTGGTATGTAAAAACATTCACTTGGTTTTAGGGAACCACGATCACCACATTAGAACTAACAGAGAGGGTATTCGAGATATGTTCCTATCGGTTCAGGATTATTTACAGGTCACAATAGATGGTGCTAACTTTGTAATGGCTCACTATCCATTTGAAAGTTGGAATGGACTTAACAAAGGTGTCATTCACCTTCACGGACACGTTCACTTACCTGTTGGTAAAAAATGGGGTAAAGGTAAACGATTAGATGTTGGTGTTGATGGTAATAGTTTATGTCCATATAGTATAACTGAAATTGTTCATATGATGGACAAGAGAGACATTGTATCTGAAATGGATAATGATCACCACCTAGATGATATAGTTGGGGTTGTGGGTTAAATTACAACTCCATTATATTTATTACTATGAAGATTATATTAACAGAAAATCAATATAAGGTACTTAACGAAGCGTTAGGGGTACCTGAAGGTATTTTAGACGCTGCGTCCGATCTATATGAGATAGTTGGTTATTTCATTAAAGGAATTTACGAAAAAAAAGAAGAATATATTTTTAACAGAAGTGTTGATTTAAATATTTCTGATTATCATATTGATTCACTTGATCTTCACGTTCATGTTCATCACATTGATGAGTACGAAGGTAAACCTGAAATTGCTTCTATGGGTATGGGTCAAAATTTTACATTTAATAGAAAAGTCCAATTAAAGGTACAACTACTAGATAGTGAAATTGAATTACATATAACATTTGTTGTTGGTGATGAATGGGAAACTGAAGAATTATATGATAAATTTACGCAAGATCGTGCTGAGACTGAATCAACTTTAGCTCATGAATTAAAACATAAGTATGATAAACAAAAGAAACAATTTGATCTAATTGGTAATGATGCTACTTATCAAGCTTACTCTAAAACTAATTTAAGATTTGGTGTACCTGAAATTGACAATAAGTTTATGAGATATAACTACTTTATGCAAGCGGTTGAAAGTTTGGTTAGACCAACTGAGTTTGCATCTAGAATGAAAAGAAAAGGAATTAAAAAGTCTCAGTTTTTAGATTTTCTTAAGGAGGATAAGGCATTTAAAGAAATGTTAGATATAAGAAATTATAGTTTTGATCAATTTATAGATGGTTTAAAAAAACAAATGGATAGGGTGGATGGATTACTTAAACATATGGGTCATTTCAATGAAAATATGTCTGAAGACGAAAAGATCAATTTATTTTTAAAATTAGTTTATGTGAACTTGGTGAATAATAAGATTGAATTATTTGATCAGATGACATCATCGCCTTTAGACTCTCTTAGATCTTTATTTAATAGTACGTTTGGGTCAGGAATACTTCCAAAAGACGAAGAAGAGAAAAATTTAGATTTAGTACGAAAAAAATATATTAATTACTTGATAAGGTATGAAAATAATCCTATTAAATTCTTTGAGGATAGATGTGAACAACTATCATATGATGCAAACAAAATTATTAAAAAAATAGGTAAACTTTACGCAATGGCAGAAGACGATCAACCAATGAATGAGTCAATCATCAATTGGGAATTACATCAACAACTGATGGAAAAAAAATACGGTAAAACTAAAATAGAGACCAAGTTCAATTTCAAAAAATAGATTAACGGGTTCACATATCGGGATTTATTATTATCATTCCAATATGAGACTTTTAATTTTATCAATATCGTTTTTAATGATGTCATTTATTGGTGACCAAAAAATCTATAAAGGTACGGCAACTTACTATGGTCAAAACTATAATGGACGAAGAACCGCATCAGGTGAGATATTCCATAGAGATAGTTTAATTGCTGCCCATAAAACATTCAAATTCGGAACAATAGTTAAGGTTACAAATCTTATAAATGACTCTGTAAGGTATGTGAAAATAAATGATAGATTACCTAAATCTTCTAAACACATAATTGATCTTTCGTATGGTACTGCCAAACAATTAGATTTCATACGTAAAGGTGTTATTCCGGTATCAATTGAGATAGTAGATACTGTCCAAATTAAAAAATAATTTTTTTTATTAGAAAAGTTTTCTTATCTTTGTTCTATGTGGACAACTAAAGAAACTAAAAGAGAATATCGTGGTATTGAAATCGTCAAATATGAAGGTTCCAAAGTAAAAGATTTTTTTAGAAAAAGAGACCCACGAACATTTCAAAGTGGAGATAGTAAGTTCACCAAATGGCATTCCTATGAAGTAAACATTGATGGTGTTAAATACGATTTCAATAGATTGAAGGATGTAAAAGAATTTATTGATTCAAAGTTAAAATGAAAAAACCATGTAAAGAGTGTCCACACTCTATTCGTAATCGTCATAATGATATGATTGTTGAGTTTGGTCGTAGGACTGGTAAACGACATAATTGTCACATGACTGAGGGTAAAAAAGATTTGTGGAATGTTACAGATAAAAAATTAGAATGTTATGGATCAAAGAGAGATAATTTACGGAGTGTGTGATAAGACGGGATCCTGTGACTCCTATTTCGGATTCTTCAAAACCAAAGAAGATGCGGAACACGAAGTTGAAACTCAGGCTAACAGACTTAAGGAAGATTTGGGTATGATGGATATTGATATTCAAAAGGACCGAGCATTAGTTAATGGTAAATTGGTAGTGGTAATTCATTCATACGTATTAAGATGAGAAAGATAGAAACTAAATTTGGAACCTATATGGAAAGAAAAAATGACCCTACAAAATTGACTGGCGATAAGATCAAAGTATTTGTAGAAAGACTGAAAAAAATTGGAATCGAAGTTAAACTTGTAGGTAACTACCCGTGGGTTTATATTGATGAAATCTGTGGTATTAAAGTAAAAGAAAGGTTTGAGGGTAATCATGGGTTTACCTTGATATTTCTACCTGTTAGAAATGACAGTCCACCATCAGAGTTTACGGACATTACGGAAATCTTCAAACTTATACGAAAGTATAGTAGAGAAGCGTTATTAATTCAGATGATGAGGGATTCTGAAAAAGATGGATTGTATGATATTTAAAAAATTATAAAAAATGGAAAATAATAATAGTGTGTGTTATGTTGGAATAATCGGAGAGGTTAAACCAATAGAAGGAGCGGACAACATAGAACAAGCGTTGGTTGGTGGATGGAACGCCATAACTAAAAAAGGTGAATACCAGGTTGGTGATAAGGTTGTTGTTGCAACTACAGATGCGGTGATACCACAAGCATTATCTGACTTGATGGAAGTGACTAACTACCTTCGTAAAGGTCAAAGAGTTCGTACCGTTAAACTTCGTGGGGTCTATTCTGAGTGTTTGTTAATACCATTCAAATACTTAGCACCAAAATCTTTGGAGAACAATGTGAATGAAGGTGATGATATGATGAACATATTGGGTGTTACAAAATATGAACCACCAGTAAAAATGGTTGAAATGAGTGTTGGTGGTAGAAAGTTCAAGTACCACCAAAACCCTAACTTCCACGTTTACTACAAATTCCCTAACCAAAAGAATGTACCTGATATGTTCAATGAGGAGGATGAGGTTGTTATAACTCGTAAGTTACACGGAACCAACGCTCGTTACGGAATAGTTAGAAAGAAAAAACTTTCTTTATTGGATCGTGTCAAAATGTTATTTGGGAACAAATGGGCGGCGTTTGAATACGTTTACGGTTCTCACAATGTGGAAAAGGGTTCTGACTCTCAAGGGTTTTATAATACCGATGTATGGAAGACTATTGCGAACAAATACGGTATAAGAAGTAAAATATGGGATCACGTAAAAGATACTTACCACCCAGAAACCTTAACTGAAGGTGTGGTAATATATGGTGAGATATATGGTGCCGGCATACAAAAAAACTATGAGTATGGTTTAACTGATGTTAAGTTTGTTGGTTTTGATGTTGAGGTTGACGGGGAATACCAACCATACATAAATGAAACCGTACATTTCGATTGTTTAGATTTACCTAAAGTTGAATTGTTGTACCAAGGTAATTGGGATAAAGAAGAACAAGATAGATACGTCTTCGGTAACTTTATAGAAGGAACTAAAGTACCACACGAAGGTATAGTTGTTAAATCCGTTACTGGTGATCGTAGAAAGGTTTCTAAAGTTATCAACCCTGATTACTTGATCTATGGTGAAAAAAATAACGTAGGTGACTCCCATTAACTTGATGGGATCACTTTTTTTTCTTATTATTAAAAAAAAAATAACAAATGCCTTATATTAGAATTGATGTTGATTTAGATGATGTTTATAATGAAATGGATCGTCACGACAAAAGAACGATAGCTGAATGGTTATATGATGACGGTATTTTACAATCACATACGAACCCTGAAATTAGGAAAGTTGTTAGGGGGGATGATGAATCCCAAGGTGAAAAAGAATTAAGGGACAATTTAAGTAAGATATGGAAATCATATTACCAATTGTCAAATGAAGAAGAAGAAATTATTAAAAAAATATCAAGTAGGTTTTAATGAAACATGAATTAAATACATTTGCATTCTTTTCGAAGAACCTTTTATTCTACGCCATTATGATATGGATAGAGAATGATTATAACCCACTTAATTGGTGGATATTTAGCGGGTTCTTTCAGATTGTAATAACTATAATTTTTGAATTATATATACTAGGAACATCATTAGAAGAAAAAGAAAAATAAAATGGGAAAAAACAAAATAAAAAAACAAAACGACACAATTAACATTAGTTTAATTGATTTAATGGGTAATTTAGATACTAGCGACACTAAAAAGTATACTCAATTCTTGGTTAAAGTCCTTAAAAAAAATTACGATGAGGATATTAAATACATGATAAAAGATGATTCAAGTAGTAGAAGAAAAATTGATGAGATTTTAGGTGATGATAGTTTTAATAGTTGGTTAACAAAAAGATTGATTAGTCAATTATATGGGTGGGATGAAATGAATTTATTTGTTGATTTTTGCGACTACATGGAAAGAGGGTTAATTAATGAAAAAGACATTAGTAAATACGATAGTTGGGAAATGGTTGCAAGTGAAGTATATCAA